TAGACCCTGATGCAGAAGGAGAACCTCCTGAAGAGGAACCTGAAGAAGAAGATAAAGAATTTCATGTGAAGAAAGGAAAGAAATAATGAGTAGAGAATTTGTAGATGCAGTTGTATCAGGAAATAATATAGAAGCAGAAAAAGTATTTAAAACTTCAATTTCAGCAAAGGTTGGTGATGCTCTTGAAATTAAACGAAAAGAAATATCAAAGGCCTTTGTCTCTAATGTTGAAAAAATGGAAACTGATGCTGACGCTTGAAGAAGTATATAGTTCAACCGTTATAGAAAAGGATGAACATAGGAAATCTCGGCAGTATAAGAAATTATCTCCGAAGATGAAGGATGCTGTTGATCAAATTTTTAAAATTATGGACTCTAAACCTTCAGATTTCCTAAATACTTTCGAGAAAACAATACAAAGCATTTCAAAAAAGTTTAAAGTGCCTGAAAAAGACCTTATAAACTATTTTGAGAGAGAAATGTTATCAATCTAGGAGTGGTGAATAATGGCCTTTAAATTAATTAGACATTGTGGAGGAGTCCCAGCTTCAACGACGGCAGATGATGCAGCGCACGGTCTTGATCTTACAACGCTGTCTCCAGCTGGTGCTTATCGGGTAAGTGAATATGCTGGACAAGATTGTTTTATAAGAATTACGAATGAAGGAACTGCTGTTACTGCTACAACTGGGTACTATTTAAAAGCTGGAACTTCTATCGTTGTAGTTCCAGAAGAACGTCCACTATCTATTCATATTGATTCAGCAACAAATGCGAACCCAGCGGTTTTATCTACTACTGGTAGAGTATCCGATCATGGATTTGTTGCTGGCGATCAAGTAGCAATGACAAATTGTAGTGTATCTGCATGGAATACTTTAATAACAAATGTAAATGTATCTTCTGTCACAACAAATACTATTACAGTTGCGCCGAATTCAACATCAACAGGAACCTTTACAACAGGAACATTACGTTCTAATTTTACAATTTCAGTAATTAATGAAACTGCCGGGGCAGATGCAGCTATATATGTAGAAGAAGTTGTTATAGGTCATACTGGTTTATAAGGATAACGTATCATGAATACAGTAAAATTATTTTCAGAGGCGGTTGAAGAAGTAGAATATATCTGTGAAGAAAAAGAAAGCGGCAAGAAAAATTATAAAATTCGTGGTATTTTTATGCAAGCTGATGTAAAAAATCGTAATGGTCGTGTATATCCTATGGAAGTTCTTTCAAAAGAAGTTGTAAAATACAATAAGAATTTTATTCAAGAAAAAAGAGCTTTCGGTGAATTAGGTCATCCAGATGGCCCGACTGTTAATCTAGAACGAGTGTCACATATGATTACTTCATTGATACCTGATGGTAAGAATTTTATTGGTGAAGCAAAAATCATGTCAACTCCAATGGGTGAGATTGTAAAGAATCTTATGAATGAGGGAGCCAAATTAGGTGTTTCTTCACGGGGTATGGGTAGTTTGGATCAAAAGAATGGTGCTAACTATGTAAGAGATGATTTTTATCTTGCAACTGCTGCTGATATTGTTGCTGATCCTTCCGCACCAAATGCATTTGTAGAAGGTATTATGGAAGGTAAAGAATGGGTTTGGAATAATGGAGCCCTAATTGAAGCAGAACTTGTAGAAATCCGGCAGAAATTTGACGTTAAAAAGCGTCAAAGGAATGCAAAAGTTGAGGCTTTAGAGTTTGCTAAGTTCCTCAAAAGATTATAAATTATAAATATAATAACACAAAGGTAAGGAGACACCCTATGTCCGAATTAGAACAAACTATTGAAGAACTTGAAGCGGAAGTTCTTGCTCAACTTGAAGAGGCAGAAACCCCTACCGAAAAGGATGCTGCTCCTGCTGAAGAAGTTGAAGTTGTTGCCGAGAGTGACACTACTGCTGAAGTATCGAAGGATGATGAAATTTCTAGTGACCCCGTTCAGGAGGATGTTCCTGAAAAACTTGCTGCCGGTGATGAAGTAGAACACAGTGGCAAAGAGCTTAAGGAAAATAAAAAGTTGACTAAAGCACAACATCTTGAGAATATCGCAAAGATGAAGAAAGCTGATATTGAGGAGATGTTGACTTCTCATGCTTCGAAGCTTGAAGAGGCAGAGAGTGCCGAGACTGAAGAAGCATTGAAGAAGCTTGAAGACGCCAAAGCTGATATTGAAGAGAAAATTAAAAATATCTCTGTAAAAGAAGACGTAGAAGCTTTGGTCAGTGGTGATGACACTCTTTCAGAAGAGTTCAAAACCAAGGCCGCTACAATTTTTGAGGCTGCTGTTAAGTCCCGTGTACGTTCAGAGATCGAGCGTATCGATGATGAACTGAAGGCTGAAAAAGAAACTGAGATTGATTCTGTTAAAGAAGAGATTTCTAAAAATGTTGATACATATCTCAATTATGTTGTTGAGGAATGGACTAAAGAAAACGAGTTGGCAATCGAGCGTGGTTTGAAGGGTGAGATTGCAGAAGACTTTATTTCTGGGTTGAAACAATTGTTTGAAGATCATTATATTGATGTTCCAGACGATAAGTATAACGTCTTGGAAGCTCAATCTGAGAAGATTTCCGAGCTAGAAGAGAAGTTGAATGAGGCAATTCAGAAGAGTGTTGGCCTTACATCTTCTAATGAACAACTAGTTAGGGAGCAGGTTATTTCCGAAGTTTCTGAGGATTTGGCCGATACCGAAATTGAAAAGTTTAAATCACTAACTCAAGATGTTGAGTTTGGGAATGAAGATTCTTTCCGTGAGAAACTTAATACACTGAAAGAAAATTATTTTCCAAAATCTCAACCATCTAGTGATGTAGATATTGATGATGAAGATGGTAGCACCGCACAGGACGTTGATACGACAGATGCCATGAAAACGTATATGTCGGCCATCAGTCGTAATCAAAAGGCGAGTGCATTTTAAAACATTATATTAACGGATGTAAATTAAAAGGAGAAACAAAATGTTTCAAACAGAACATCTACAAGAAAAGTGGCAGCCAGTCCTAGAACACCCCGATCTTCCACGGATTGAGGATTCTTATAAGCGGGCAGTTACCACTCTCATCTTAGAGAACCAAGAAAAAGCTATGAGGGAAGATCGTGGTTTTCTTTCTGAGGCTGCTCCTACTAATAGTACTGGCGGTCAGTTCGATACATGGGATCCAATTCTTATTTCCCTAGTTCGCCGTGCGATGCCTAACCTGATTGCGTATGACGTATGTGGTGTGCAACCAATGACAGGTCCAACGGGTCTGATCTTTGCTATGCGTTCTACATATGCTTCGATGGACGGTGCTGAGGCTTTGGTTGGTGAAGCTGATAGTGGAATTTCTAATGATGACGCCGCTGGCGATCTGACTTCTTCCGCTATGACAGGCAGCAACCCTGCTGTTCTCAACGATGGTTCTCCTGGTGTTTACTTGTCTCCGACAGGTATGACTACAGCTCAGGGTGAAGCGTTGGGTGATGCAACTGCAAACTCTTTCGCAGAGATGGCTTTCTCGATTGAGAAGTCAACTGTTACTGCTGTATCCCGTGCCTTGAAGGCCGAGTACACAATGGAGTTGGCCCAAGACTTGAAGGCAATTCACGGTTTGGACGCCGAGACTGAACTTTCGAACATTCTTAGTTCGGAAATTCTTGCTGAAATCAACCGTGAAGTAGTTCGTTCTCTGTATATCACCGCTGTTGCTGGTGCTCAGGTTAACACAACTACTGCTGGTATCTTTGATCTGGACACCGACTCTAATGGTCGTTGGTCAGTTGAGAAGTTCAAGGGTCTGATGTTTGCTATCGAGCGTGATGCCAATGCGGTTGGTCAACAGACCCGTCGCGGCAAAGGTAATATGATCATCTGCTCCGCTGATGTTGCTTCTGCACTTCAGATGGCTGGTGTGTTGGATCATACTCCTGCTCTTAGTAATAATCTAAATGTTGACGACACAACCACCACATTTGCTGGTGTTATGAATGGTCGTATCAAGGTATATGTTGATCCGTATGCAGCTAATGTTGTTGCGAAACAGTATTATGTTGTTGGTTATAAGGGCACTTCTCCTTATGACGCCGGTTTCTTCTACTGCCCATACGTTCCCCTACAGATGGTTCGTGCGGTTGGTGAGAATACCTTCCAACCCAAGATTGGTTTTAAGACTCGTTACGGTCTTGCTGCTAACCCGTTTGCTGCTGCTGGTGCGGTTGCTGCTGGTGATACAGTTAATACTAACGCTTCTCTTAATGCGAACACCAATGCTTGGTATCGTAGAGTACAAGTTACGAACTTGATGTAAAATCAAGAAGTATAGTAGAGTAAACTAAGGGAGTGTCTTCGGGCGCTCCCTTTTTTTTATTATAAATAGTAATATGGCAACAGCACAATCACCTCTAGCAAGACAACCGGACCAACTAGATTACGCAAGTCCGACTCAATTTCGTTTTGGTATTCATCAATTACCGAAAGTGGAATTCTTTACGGTTAGCGCAAATCTTCCAGGCGTTTCAGTTCCTACTACTACTTTGGCTACTCCATTTACAGATATTTCTATTATGGGAGAAAAAACAGAATTTGAAAATTTATCGATATCCTTCATAGTAGATGAATATCTGGAAAATTATATTTCACTTCATAATTGGTTAACAGGAATTGGTTTTCCTAAAAGTAGATCACAATTTTCTAAATTTAGAGATGTAACTTCTAATACACCAGATAGTCAAAAAGGTGTAAGCACAGATATAGGAGATGTGAAACAATCAACTCCTGATAAGGCAATGTATTCAGATGCTTTTCTAATGGTGCTTTCTAATAAGAATAATCCTATTGTCGAAGTAAATTTTCATAATGTTTATCCCATATCTTTAAGTGCATTAGATTTTTCTCAAGCTGCAACAGATGTAGAGTATATGACTGCAACAGCTGAATTTGCATACCAAATTTATGAAATTACAACTTTATAAATAGGTTCGAGCAGATGCGATAAACTTTAACAGTTTTCAAATTTTAGTCATTAAATGACAATATAACCAAAGAGAGTAAATCAAAACGCTGCTCGCATTTTTGAAAGATATATTATGAATCTAGATCAGTTAAAAGAAGAATCAACAAAAGACTTACCTATTATTGACCATGAACACATGGATCAAGAATCTTATAAAAATCAAATTATAAAACCTAAGTGGCTTGATCAAAGATCAAAATTTCAATTACTATTGATAAAAGCAAATGGTGATTACCAAAGAATGTACAGACAGAAATGGGAGTACTACGGCGGTAAGTCAGATGCCAAAGTCTATGTTGCAAAACCATTTGATCTAAAAGTCTTAAAAAGCGATTTATCAATGTATATCACTTCTGATGAAGAAGTCATTGCAATGGCAGATAAGATAGGATATTTGGAAGCTGTAATAAAATTTATTGATGGTGTTATTAAATCTATCGATAATCGAAGCTGGGATATAAAACATGCTCAAGATTGGAAGAAGTTTGAAGCGGGGATGATGTAGTGACTACATGGTGGTTAGTGAATTTTCCAATGGAGTGTTGATATGGATGATGTAAAAATTTATGAGTGTTTTCCTACACTAGTATATGAATTTAAATGTTTGCAAAATGCGGATTTCTAAAAAGAATGAAGTTTATCTAATTCTAGAAGATTTAGACCCATCTACATCACAAGAACTTACAGAATTTTTTACCTTTGAAGTGCCTGGCGCAAAGTTTATGCCCATGTATCGTAATCGTATGTGGGATGGTAAGATACGATTGTTTAGTCCCGGTTCTGGTGAAATCTATGTCGGACTATTACCATACATCAAACAATTTTGTTCTAGAAATAAAATTGACTATATAATAGAGGAGGGAGTAGAAGATGAGCGGAATGTTGTACGTCAGGTTGTTAGAGGCTTTATCAAATCGCTTAAACCAAAATCACAGGGAAAGTCTCTCAAAATCCGTGATTACCAAATTGACGCTGTACACCATGCTGTTGCCCGAAATCGTGCTCTTCTCGTTTCTCCT